TTTTAATTGAGATTTCATAATCTGCTCCCTTAATTAAGTTAATAAAGACTGTTTCGACTATACTAAGTCTCATCAGAGATGCTGATTGCATCTGACAGTAAGGCAGGGATAAACCCTGCCCTATAATTTATTTTAATTTAAGTTTTACTGTTGCAGGTTTGAAGATATCATGAAATCTTTTTAGGATACCTCTCTTTGCTTCTTGTTCACTCATACCATGAGCCATTAATAATTTAATGGTATCATTAATATAAGTATCAAGACTTTCATGTACCTGTTTCAGTTCATTAATCACTAGGTCTTCTTTAGTTTCCATTCTCATAATACCTCCTTTTATACTCTATTGTTTATTGCTTCACCCATTGCAGGTCTCTCTGAAATATCCCACAAATAAATTTTATGTTCATTGTTTGATGTTTCAGATTTATCTCTGAGAATAAAATTACATCTAGTATCTGGAAATACTTTTTTATAATCCTCAAATTTTTTGTAAGCAAAATTAACTTTATCTTTTACAAATCTTTCAAAGATATATTCGTCAACCTCAATACTAAATTCATACTGATTTAATTTTGTCATAATTCCTCCTATAGGTTTACCCATTGAACAGTTAAAAATAAAAACACATTAATAATAAATATAAGTAAGAGCATCCAACTAGGCATATGATACCTCCTTATATTTTCTCGACCATTTGTTTTTAAAGTAATCAATCTTTTTACTTTTATCTGAATGCATATACATCCAATCACCAACGAATGCCCATAATGGGTCAGTAACGTCTTCAATAAAAATACCCTTATCAATTGCATTATCAAATGCGTCTTGAGGGTTTCTAAAATCTGGTAAATCATAAGTCATATTATTACTCCTTAACTTTTTGTATGTTTATAATGTCATCGTTACTTATATCGACAGTCACTAAATACATTTGATTTGAGAAATTATCGTAATAAGTTTTTTTCATAATGGTCACTCCATAATCATTGTAGTTATAGTCAGTGATTTCTTTGTGACCATCTTTTAAAGTTTCACTTAATGTTGATATGTGAATTGTTTCCATATTATTTATCCTCCACATATCTGTATAAAGTTTTAGCTTTACCAAAACTACGCTCATGATATTCTTTTTCAAATTCATAATACTTATGACCATCTCTTACACTCTCGTTAGCTTCTGTTATGATGCTATCAAGTTCGAATAGTCTACTCACTCTTGCACCTCTATAAACAAAGTCACAAATAATGTGAGGAACATCTGAGTCAATGTCAGATACTACACAGTTAACCAATTTGATTTTTGATTTAATTTTTTTACTCATTATTAATTCCAATCTAGTTAATAAATTAATGTGATGCACTATTGCATCGGTGAGCATTAAATAAGTTCATAGTTCGCAAGTATGTATTAACTTCAACTCGGTCACTTTCATGGTTTAATGCTCAACGATAAAATAGTAGAGGGCCAATGAATGGCCCTCATAAGAAACTGAAATAAATAAAATCCTCCCCAAGACAAATTGCTCTTTAATTTTTTTGCCACTGTCAGAGACTGACAAAAATAAAATCCAGAGAAGATTTTCTGCTCGACTCCTCTCTTGCAATGTTGGTCTAAGTGATATGCTCTAGAGACCGATGTTCGATACAGCGTAGAAATATAAACTGGAGGGAAAGCTAAACCTACCCCCTCCCCTTTGGACACGGAGGGCAACCAGAGTATACTCGGTATTTTTTGTTATATGCTAAGTGGTACAAAAAAGACTTTCGCCAAAAAATCAAATCTATAAGAACTATTTAAGCATTTTTCACTTATTTACAATACCTAATAATCGGCAGTAATTAAGGATAATTAATAACTACTTATATAAGATATGTAAAAAAGAGTGCAAAATTTACCAAAATAAAAAATTAAAATGTAGCTATAAAGTTCACTATATTTATTAATTATTTTATGTACCAATAAATATACAATCCATAAGGTACGTCTCATGAAAGCAAACATAACAATTGATAACTTTAAAAATTTATATTTTCAAATGCCCAAAGGTCAAAGAAGCATAAGACGATTGCATAAAGATTTAAAAGAGAAATATAAAAACAAAAAAACATTACCATCACTCGCAACAATATTTAGATATTCAAAAAAAGAAAATTGGATTGAACAAAGTACAATAGTAGACAGTCGAGCAAATGAAAAAGCAATGGAAAAAATAGTAGATAAAAAAGCAGTAGAGTTAGAACAGATAACAGACCAACTAAAAGAGACATCAACACTAGCACTCGATAAGGTGCTCGATGCACTCAGAAAAAATGTTGGCACTGACATAACTAAACCAGAACAAATTTTAACAATGGTAAAAGCAGGAACAGAAGCAAGCAAACTTGCAAACCTATTACAAGGCAATCCAACTAGCATAAGTGGACATGTTGCTTATGACTCGGAGGATGTAACAAAACTAAAAGAGCACATTAAAGAGTTATACGCATCTATCAATGCAGACTTAGTTCAACAGCAAAAAGATAAATTAAACTAATGTTAACAATGTTAAGACATGCGTTTGGTTGTGTGTGTGATTGTAAAGAGCATTGTTGCAGTGACCAAGATTGCACTGCTGAAGAATGCAAGTGTAAAGACTTAGAGAGAACAGTAGAGTTTGAGTTCCTCATGGATATTGAAAAGCCAACAATACACTGATGGTTACCTATTCAGAATTTCTGGACGCATACAAAAACAAAAACGCAGAGGAATTAAAAAAGATTAAGACATGCAGTCATACAGATTGTAGTGAAGAGGATGTAGCATTCATTGATGCAAGTAACGGACTAGATGTTAAGTTCTATTGTCTTAAACATTGGAAGCCAACTAAGAGTTCACCAACTGATACATTAGACTTTCTAGATAGTGTTTAAGGCCTTTTAAAAGCATGAATAAGAATAGATAGAGAGTTCTATAAATTACTTTTTTGCTGACATCTTGAGTGCAGAAAATCTTTGAGTATTGCTATCAATAGCAGGACTTAATAGATGTATTGCTTTCTACTGTATTGATTGAGAATTATAACTTACGATAACCCGAAATTTCGTAAGTGAACATACTAAGTATTTGATAAATAAGGATAATGTAGGAATAAGTATTACCAATAATATGTAATTATCGGAACTAATCCTATCATCAATGCATATAAATTGCTTTTTATAGGTATATGGGCAACATCCATATTAGGCATTTGCATAATATTGACCCCCACCCCCCATGTCGTGTCGTCTTACTAACATCCATACAAGGGATAATGACTTACCATGCTAGCAGGGAAAAGGGGGTATGGTAAAAAAGGTACCGAAACAGTAATATAGTTTCATAATTCCTCCCAAATTATGATAAGAAGGGGTCTATTAGAAACGATAGACCCCAATTTTTATGAAGATACCAGAAACAACACAAGCAAAGATAGCAAAGTTAACAGAACTTGTTGGACAGGTAAGAGAATTAGAGTCTCGAGAGGCAGCTAAAAACTCATTACTAGGCTATGCTAAGTTTCAGATGGACAATTATAAGTCCCCACCGCATATAAAGCTCCTAGCAAGCAAATTAGAGGCTGTAGAGAGGGGGGAAATTAAGAGGCTAGCTATATTTATGCCTCCCAGACACGGAAAATCCATCCTTACATCGGAGTTTTTCCCCGCTTGGTTTATGGGTAGGAACCCAGATAAGTATATTATCTGCTCTACCTACGCTCAAGACCTTGCAGATGACTTCGGAAGGAAGGTTAGGAACCAATTACAGGCAGAAAATTATAGTAATATATTTTCTGATACAAAACTAGCTACAGATTCAGCTAGTGTTAGACGATTTCACACTACGAGAGGTGGAGTTTACTACGCTGTGGGTGCAGGCTCTGCAATCACAGGGCGTGGTGCACACTTATTGCTTATTGATGACCCCATAAAAGGCAGGGAGGAAGCAGATTCTCAAGCAATGAGAAAGAACCTACTCGACTGGTACAGGTCTACGGCTTATACCAGACTTATGCCGAATGGGTCTGTAATACTAATACAGACCAGATGGCATGAGGATGACCTAGCGGGTTGGGTTTTGAAGGAAACAGGACACGAAGGTTGGGATGTAGTAGAATTTCCTGCTATCCTAAACAGTACAACGGCCGAAATGCTCGGACTAGAAGAGGGCGACCCCCTATGGGAAGAAGCATATCCAATAGAGCGGTTAGAAGAAATTAAAAAGACTGTAGGAACAAGAGAGTGGACATCTCTCTATAACCAGACACCATCAATTGAAGAGGGTAACGTCATTAAGAGGTGGTGGTGGAAGTATTGGTCAAAAGAAAAGATGCCCAATATAGAGTATGTCATACAATCATGGGATACAGCGTATACAGCGTCAAGCACATCGGATTATTCTGCATGTACCACATGGGGAGTATTTAATGGACAAGGCGGTTTCAATGTATTTCTATTAGATTCCTTTAGGGAGAGGTTAACCTTTCCGGAACTAAAGAATGCAGCGATAAAATTATACAACGATATGCAACCAGACCAAGTTCTCGTTGAAGCAAAGGCGAGTGGTTTATCTCTGGTGCAGGAGTTGATGAGAACGGGTATACCGATTACACCATTTAATCCAAAGAGGATGGATAAACTCGCAAGAGTGCACTCAGTGGCACCCTTGTTTGAAAGCGGGAGAATATGGTGTCCGGATACTGACGAGTCGGAGGCAGTTGTCTCACAGGCAGCAGCGTTTCCAAACACAAAGAATGATGACTTAGTTGATTCGATGACACAGGCATTGATAAGATTAAGAAAAGGGTTTATGGTATCACATCCACAGGATATGCCATTCGAAGAGCCGACAGGGCCGAAAGGGAGTTATTGGTAATGAATGTAAAAGAATCAATTAAGAAGCATGAAGGATTTAGAACAAAGGTATATCTCGATACATTAGGTAAGAGAACTGTGGGATACGGCCATCTTTGTGTAGAGGATTACTGGGAGGATGATGTTGAGTATACTGAGGCACAACTTGACAGAGTATTTGAAGAAGATTTTGCAAAAGCGGAAGAGGCAGCAAACCGACTTTGCAAGGACAACGGATGCGAGGGCATCCCGCAAGAAGCAAAAAACATAATTATAGAGATGGTATTTCAACTGGGCCCTACAGGGGTATCCAAGTTCCGCAACATGTGGAAATGTTTGTCAGAAGAAAATATGGTTGGTGCGAGCTATGAGATGCTCGATTCCAGATGGGCAAAACAGACTCCTAATCGGGCGAATGAAATGGCAAATCACATGAAAAATATAGGAGTATAGAATGTTAAAATTAACAATGGAGGCAATTAAAAAATTACCTTTAGCAGGTGTTATTGATTACGCTTTTAAATTAGGAAAAGAGAGAGAAAAAAATCCAAACGACCCAAAATTAAAAAGTGCAGTAGATGCAGTAAAAGAAACTGTTCCTGCAAAAGTATATAAAAGATTTATGGATGCTTACAACGCAGGTTCTAAAGCAGGCGGTGGCATGATGGAAATGCGTAAAAAAGGTATGGGTCTTAAAATGGCTAACGGGGGTTCTGCATTAAAACCAGTACCACCAGACAATAAAGGATTAGCAAAATTACCTACACCTGTTAGAAACAAAATGGGTTTCATGAAAAAAGGTGGTATGGTTAAAAAGAGAGCTAAGTCTAAATCTAAAAAATCTAGAGGTATGGGTATAGCTAAAAGAGGCGGTAATTTTAAAGGAAGTTTCTAAATGGTAATAACTCCACTAGAGCCAGTTAACCCTTTAGTACAAGAAGAGGTTACGATTATAGCAGAGGGTGAGGTAGAGCCTCAACCAACTGTAACGGATAATCTGGCAGAACAACTTGATGAGGAAACGCTAGACGATATTGCTAGTGAATTGATTGAGGCTTTTGAAGCCGATGTGCGTAGTCGTAAAGATTACGAGGATACCATCAAGAAGGGTATGGAGTTATTAGGTTTAAAAATAGAGGATACAACTAAACCTTTTCCGGGTGCGTGTTCAGCACATCACCCAATGATGATTGAAGGAGCAGTGCAATTTCAATCACAAGCAATAAAAGAATTGTTTCCATCTGGTGGCCCTGTAAAGACACAGATAGTTGGAGAAAGAACTGAAGGTTCTGTAAGACAAGCAAACAGAATCAAAGAGTTTATGAATTACCAACTAACGGAAACAATGGAAGAATACTTTGATGACTTCGACCAGATGTTATTTTATCTTCCTATTGTTGGTAGTTGTTTTAAAAAAATATACTACGATGAAAGTTTAAAAAGACCTGTATCAAGATTTATACCAATCACAGATTTTGTTATATCATACAATACAACAGATTTAAGAACCTCTGGTAGATATACGCATATCATTCGCATGACGCAAAACGAATTGCGAAAGAAAATTGCTAATGGTTTCTATATGGATATGGAAACTGATATGAATCCAGAAGAGGATGACTCAAACGATATAACACAAAAGATACAAGACATAGAGGGTATTACACCTTCAAAGAGTTATCAAAAGGATGGCAGATTTACTATTCTTGAAATGCATGTAGATTTAGATGTGCCGGGATATGAAAAAGATTTTGCATGTCCATACATTGTTTCAATATGTAAAGAAACAAAGCAGGTATTATCTATTCGTGCAAACTTTGAAGAAGACGACCCAGACTTTAAAAGAATACAACACTTTGTACATTATAAATTTTTGCCGGGTTTTGGTTTTTATGGATTAGGTTACGTTCACTTACTAGGTAATCTACAAAAATCAGTTACAACTATACTTCGCTCATTAGTTGATGCAGGACAGTTCTCTAACCTACCGGGTGGCTTTAAAGCTAGAGGCATGCGTGTGGAAGGAGAACAACCTGTAGGTTTTGGTGAGTTCAGAGATGTAGAGGGATACGGAGAAGATATTCGAAAGTCAATTGTTCCTTTACCTTTTAAAGAGCCATCGCAAACTTTGTTTGGATTACTAGGCTCTATGACACAAGAAGGTAGAAGACTGGCTGCAATTACAGACTTACAAGTTGGTGACATGAACTCTAATGCACCTGTAGGAACGACAATTGCTTTATTAGAGCAAGGCATTAAAGTTATGTCATCTATTCACAAGAGACTACACAAAGCACAAAGAGAAGAGTTTAAAGTTATTGCAAGAATAAACCAAGACTTTATGCCAGACTATTATCCTTACAGAATAGCAGGGGATAGTAGGTTTGTATTTAAAAAAGATTTTGATTCTAACATAGATATACTCCCTGTGTCAGACCCAAACATCTTTTCTACTGCACAGAGAGTTTTACTTGCACAAACACAATTACAAGCGGCAGCAGCAGCACCACAAATACACGATATGAAAGAAGCATACAAAAGATTGTATGAAGCTCTTGATGTCAAAAATGTGGATGACATACTCTTACCAGAAATGGGTGCAAAGAGAAAAGACCCTGCAACAGAAAACTATGCAATGATGTATGGTAGACCAGTGAAGGCATACGCATCACAAGACCATGATGCACACATAGCAGTTCACCAAGCTATGCTTAGTGACCCAACTATGACTCCACAGTCACCACAACTTGCACAAGCTCTAGCGGGAACTATTCTATCTCATATTCAAGAGCACATGGCCCACAAATATAGAACACTTGTTATGACACAAAGTGGTGCAGATTTACCACCTGCTCCAGAGTATGACAAATCTAATCCGGGCAAAGACGAAGCATATCCGGAGATGACACCAGAGATGGAGAACGAGGTTGCTAAACTACAGGCACAAGCAGCAATGCAAATGTCACAACAAAATCAGCAAGCGGCACAGCAGGCAGCACAGCAACAGCAAATGGCTGACCCTCGTGTTCAGATTGCAATGCAAGATTTAGCAATTAAGAAACAAGAGGCTGATAGAAAAGTTATGGACTCTCAAGCAAGAGCAGACCACAGAAATAGACAACTAGAGATGCAAGAACAAAAAGAGGCAGCAGATGCACAGATTGACATTGCAAAACTAGAATTAGAAAAAGCAAAAGCAGAATCTGATATTCAATTAGATGCCTCTAAAATAGAATCTAATGAAAGAAGAGATGCATTAAGAGCTAGAGCAAACAAGTCTTTGGCAAGAGAAAAGACTATGAGTGAAATAGCAAAACAAAACATGAAGGACAAACAATAATGGTTTTACCACTTTTAGCATTAGCACCATATGCAGGAGCAGGATTAGCGGCATTAGGAGGAGCAGGAAGATTTTTTAACTCTCCTATGGGCCAAAGAACTGTGCAAGGTGGATTAAATTTAGTAAATAGAGGAATTGCAGGTTTACAACAACAAATGCCAAACTTTGTTAATCCACTACAATTTGGTTCAAGAACATTTCAGCAAGCACCTCTTACATCTACTTTAGGTGCAACCACTACTCTGTCAACACCACAAATGATGGTTGACGCTGCTAATATGATGGGAGTTGGTTCAGCAGAAGCAGCAGAACCAAGTGCGGCAGACGTAGAGGAGATGTTAGAAAAAGACAAAAAAGAAGAAAAAGAATCTAAAAAAACAAAGGTAAAAGGCAAGCCGGTATCTGTTACAAAAAATGATGACGGCTCTATTACAAAAATTTATGCCGATGGTTCTTTTGAAAAATTTAGAGATGGAGAACTAGTAGCAAAAGGTGGCGTTGCCACTGCGAGTAAAAAAAAGAAAACTAAAAAAGAAATGATGAAAAAAGGCGGATACGTCAAAAAGAAAAGAAAAAGAAAACCATACAAACCATCATCTTTTGTTAAGATGAAGGGTAGAAAACGATACATATAGGAGAAAATTATGTTAACTGGAATTGCAAAAGTATTACAAGGAATGGGTAAAATGTTTGATAAAGCAGGTAAAGCCATTACCCCAAAAACTATAATGGAAAAAGGCAAGGAAATAGGTATTGATATAGACAAACTTAAACTTGGCGATAAAAAACTTGTAAATCAAGTTTTAAATAAATTAGGATTTAAACAGAAAAGCACTCTTGGTGGTAAATTAATTAAGGGTGGAGCAGCAGCAGGAGCAGGTTCAGCAGCAACATTAGGTGCACAAAAATTTGCAGGTGATGTAAAAGAAGAACTAGAAAAAAGCAGAATGGCCGGTGGCGGAATGGTAAAGAAAAGAGCCAAGAAAAGAGTTAAGAAAAGAAGTAAAAAATCTAAAGGAACTGGTGCAGCTATTCGTGGTACAAAATTTAAGGGTGTATTTTAATGGTAAAAAAATTAGTAATGAGAGAATTACTACAGTTGATGAAAAATAAAAAAATTACAAAAAAATTTGAAAAATTTTTAGATTCATTATCTGATAAAGAAAGAATAGACCTCATGCAAGGTTCTGGAAATTTAAGGTCTAGTTTATCAGGAGCGGGTAAAAACCGAAATGTTATTTTATCAGATGCTCCAGAATTTTCTAGAAATCCCGGAAAAGTTGACCCAGATATTTTGGATACTATGTTTAATAAAGGTGGAGCAGTAAAAAAGAGAGCTAAAAAGAAAAAAGCTAGAACTGGTATAAAAGTTAGAGGGACAAAATTTAAAGGTATATTTTAATGGCTAGACCCGGAGTATCAGAAGCTAGAAGAAAAGCGTTTGAAAAAGAAAAAGCAGAACGCAAAAAAAGGATGGTACGGAAAACCAAAAATCTTATTATTAAATCTAAAAGTTTAGATGAGAAATTAAAAAAAAGAGGTTCAGGGCCGGCAGGAAAAAGAATTAAAGAAATGTCCGAAAAAAATTATTTTGGATTTAAAAATGGTGGCATGTTAGATAAAAATAAAAGAAAAAAAGTAAAAAAAGTAATTAAAGGTTTAAAAAAAGCATCTAGATTACATGCAGGACAAGCTAAAACATTAAAAAGGGTAATTAAAAAAAAGTAAGTGGAAATAACTAAATTTATTAAATATGTCTCTGCAAAGATAGACAAACAGGTAACCGATAGAAAGGATGCCTTTGCTCTTGGCA